CTTTAGATTCATGAATCGCGGGGACACGGACCAAGACATCCCGAAACACATCAAGTGGAGTTTGGATTCGCTGCGATGTGGTGCAATGTACGACTATTACGGAGTGAAAAACTGATGGCTGGCATCGGATCGATGGTCAAGCAAAAGTGCAGTGACATGCGGCACAGGATCGCTCTTGAGTATTGCATTACAACTATCGATTCATCACGCCAGCCTGTTTACACGTATGCAACACGATTTGCATCAGAGCCAGCATCATTTCAACAAGTAACAGGCGGCGAAAAAGTACGTGGACGGCAGATTGAGGCGGGCGTTAGTGCCGTGTTTAACGTCAATCATAGAGATGGCTATCTCGTGACTGACAGAGTTTTGTTTAGTGGCACTTACTATGGGATTGTGCGGATCCAGCCACCCGATGGAATCAACCGTTTTTTGACGTTGTATTGCAATGCGTGACAGTTTCAAAGTAACAGTAGACATTCGAGGCGAGGAAAACATTCTCGCATTGCTCGAGCGTCTTCCAAAACTGGTTGCCTCAGAGGGTGGGCCATTGGATAGAGCTGTAAAAGCCGCATCGAACTTGATCGCAAAAAGAGCCAGGCAATTAGCGCCAGACGGTCGAAAATCTGGAACTAGAGATAAGCAAAGCCGCAAAACAAAATCCAAATGGCCGGCAAGACTCCGATCAACCATTCGTTCAAAGATCATAAAATACCCAAATGGTGCTTGGGGTGTAGTTGGTCCGAAAAATCCAGAGGGAAACGCTGCACACTTTATGCAGGAAAAACCTCGCCGGCATGTCTTGTGGGGAAAAGCAACGCTGATCAAGAAATTTCGTATTGAACGGAACTGGATTACAAAAGCTTTTGATGAGACAAAATCAGAGCAATTGACTGCGATGGAAACGAGTCTGAAACAAGACATCGACGCAAACATGATGGGGATATAAATGGCCGTCATGGAGGAAGCTTTTTGCACTTACCTTTTGAGCAAATCCGCAATCACTGCTTTGATCGGTGTTGGATCCGCAGCTCGACTGTGGTGTGCACAACTACCGCAGTCATATGATGTTTCGCAAGGGCCGGCCGCAGTCTACGAGATAATCAGTGGAGACGATACGCATACTCTTAGCGATCGATCCGGATTCGTCGAGGCTAGAGTGCAAATTGCAAGCTACGCGAGCACGCATAAAGCCGCGATGGAATTGGCCAGGACAATTAAGAACTGCGGAATAACTGCTTTCAAGGGAGTTAGCGGTGGAGTTGATTTCCGCAGTGTTTCCGTGGAGCAAGGGATTAGGGCCTACGGAAACGAACAGCCAACCGACGGATCAGATTCATGGCGTTACTTGGCTGAGTTTGAATTTAAAATTTCGTACCTAGAAGGGGATGCATAAATGGCACTCATTGGAGATACCGGAAATGGAGCAACTTGCACGTTTGCAACGTCCTCTCTTTCTCTAGCAATTGTAAAAATTCAAATTGGCGAGCAAACAATCGACATGCTCGACGTTTCAACGCTTGCAACAACCAGCGATCAGGAAATGATTGCGAGCGATTTGAAAAAGACGCAGGAGGTTACAGTATCGGCAATCTATGTCGGAACGGCAACACTTCCTGTTGTTGGTGCCGCGGCAGAGACAATGACAGTCACATTTCCTTTGTTCACTGGAACGACGGTAGCCGCGAACTTGGCAGGGACAGCACAATTCATAAGCTCAAAGCTGCCGGATCCTGAGAATGGAGCTTTGATGATGTATCAATTCAAATTCAAGTACAACGGCGACACTGGCCCAACCTACACAAAGGCTACCTAACATGAAAATCGAAGTACGCGAACACAAGGTTCCCAAAAAGACTCTTTGGGGTACCGTTGAAAAGTCTCTCAATCAATACGTTGTTTTGATCGAGAACGAAGAAACAAAACAATTTGTTCAATGTGGCTACGTTGGCGAAACCACATTTCTGCCATTGTCAGGATTTCCGCAAGAGCTTTGCGAGGAAGTAGCTAGCGAATGCTCTAAGCTAATTGGAAAGCATGTCGCTGCGGGAACCGCTCCCCCTAGCTTAGCGGAGCTCGCAAAGATGCTTGCGCCAAGCGAACCTGTAGAGCAAGAGGACGGAGAATGAGTTTAGCAGAACAACTCAAGAAAAAACCATGCAAGGTTGAGCGAGTGACGATCGACGGTATTTTGTTTGTCGTCACCGGCAAAACAAAAACAGAACGTTCAGAACTTGCGGCAAAAGCAAGAACTAAATCGGGCGCTTTTGTTGGTGATAAGTTCGACAATCTAGCCCTCGAGTCATGTGTCGAAATGGAGGACGGAAGCAAATTAACAGCCGATGAGTGGGGCGGAATTGCCGCGCACATTACAGGCCCGTTGATGAGCGTTGTGCTCGAGGTGTGCGGATTCGACAAGGACGACATCCAGCGAGACCCAAAAGATTCAGACTCAACCGCGAACTAACTTTCGCGCATCGGTTGAGTCTCAAAATTGGCGTGGAGGATGCAGAACAATGGCTAGAAGATTGTCCAGACAGAGTTTTCCAAAATTGGTATGCAGCCTATCGATGCGAACCGTTTGGAGGGGAAACAGAGCTTTTGGCAAGGATCACAAGCCTGCTTTACATCATTGCGAGCAAGGAAAGCGAATTGGAAACCGTTTGCAAAGCATCAGATGCAATTACCAAAACGCTAATGCCGTCCGATTGGGTCGGGAACAAGCAGGATAATAGCCTCGGCAACTTCAAGGCTGATGAAGTGAAAAAGCAACTAAAAGCGATGGAGCAAGCCATTGCGGGAGCATTCGGATAATGGCAACATCAATCAATAGCTACTCTGTCGGCCTGGGAATGGACGCTAGTGGATACATTGATGGAGCCAAGCTATCAAGAGCTGAAACCAAACTGCTTATAAAAGATATTGAGGCAGCTAGAAATCCTTCGGAATTGTTTGGACGAGAGCAAGACAGACTTACTGACGCACTAAACAAGGGAGCGATTTCTCAAACGACATACGATCGCTTGCTGCAAAACAAAAAAACATCGTTGTTCGGCGCTGCAGCATCAGCAAACGTTTACGCGGCCGCATTGTCGGCCGTGGCAATCGCAGGAACCGCAGCCGTTGCCAGCGGAGTAGCTTTTGTATCGCATTTGCGAACAGTTCAGAACCAAATCGATGACACGGTTGATTCAGCAACCAAATTAGGGCTGACTTTTAACGAGGTTAGTAGCCTACGTTTTGCGGCGAAAGAGGGCGGTGGGGTAGACGCTGAAACTGTTGACGCATCCATAAAAAAGATGCTTGTAAACATCTCAAAAGCGATCGATGGAGATGAAGGTATCCGAGAGGCGTTTACGAAACTTGGCCTCGATGCCGGCGAACTGATCAAACAGGGACCTGTGCAGTCCGTTATGCAAATAGCGGACGCAATGAAAGATGTTGATTCTCAGGCTGTAAAGCTTGGCTTAGCAATGGACATTTTCGGGAAATCAGGGACGGAACTAGTATCTACGTTGGATCAAGGCAGCGAGGCAATCCAAGAGGCTGTGACGTTTCAACAGCGATGGAACTCACTCACTGAGTCACAAGTCAACGCAGTGGCAACAAACAACGACGCATGGGACAGGATTTCCTTAGTTGTTGATGGCATTAGCCTAAAGCTTGCGGCAGAGTTTGCGCCGGCGATGTTGCTCATTGCCGATTACATGCTGTCTAGTGCTGATGGTGTCAAGGACATCGACAGAACAATGAAATCGGTTGTTGACTCGACAGTGTTGGTTGTTGGCCATCTCAAGGACGCTTACGACATCGTCACGCTGTGGCACAAGACACAACAAAACATGGCAACGATGAATTTTGTTGGCCTTGCAAGAGGATTTGGCGAAGCGGTTGATTTTAGAAGCGGGGCCAGAGCTCTTGCCGCACTGCAAGCAAAACGTGACGAACTTGATAAAAAGGCCGCTGCTAACGAGGACGAGCGAGCCAAGAAGCGGCAAGCGGCTTTGACGGCTGAGTTTGCAATGAAGGAATCAGCATCTGAAAAGAGCGCCAAAGATGATGCAAGGCGGGCGGAAGAGGCAGAAGCCAAAAAGGAACAAGCACGTCTAGAGCTCGCCATCAAAAACTCCAATCAGTTTTTTGAGGAAGAGAAAAAGAAAGACGAATCGCGCAGGAAAGACATCGCAAAGGGGCCTGGTGCAGGCTTTGAAGTCGGATCCGCGGATGCAGCTAGGTTTATGGCCGAACAAGTCAATAGAGCCATCGGAGCCAAAGCGGTGCCTGATGTCGCAAAACCATCCGACGAAAAGCTCATCGCGGAAGCGGCTCGACAATCGGAATTGCTAGATAAGGCAGATGCCAAACTCGCTGAGCAGACAGCAACTTTGAAGCTACTGCTAGAAGAAGCAAAAAACAACGGATTCCAGAGGTTTCGATAGATGCCAAGCTATATCAAGGATGGGTCACAAAAACGCGGTGCAACGTTTAACATCCGCTCGCAAAGCGGCTTACCAGTCATAGACGAGAACTATTCATGGATTGTCATTGCTGACTCGCCATTAGTGCCGGTGGATGTGATAACAAATACTCCCGGTTTACCAAGAGTAAATGTAACGCAATCGCCAAACGGTTTAGGTGTATGCCGTGCGAAAACTGGCGAGCAGTGGAAAGACAAAGCAAACTATTGGACTGTCAACGCAACGTTTTCAAGCGCGGTAGATGAGCGATCAAGCATTCAAGATCCGTCGATCAATCCAGTTACATGGGTACCAATTTACGAAACAAAATTTGAACGACTGCAGGAAGTTGTTACCAAAGACAAATCTGATAGAGCGATCGCAAACTCAGCCGGCCAACCTTTCGAAACTGGTTTGACGATCAGTAGATTCATTCCAGTATGGGAGTTTTTCCAGCTTGAGAATCCAATAACTGACGAGGATCTAATCGCGAGAAATGAGACGATAAACGAAACGCCATTCAAAGGACGAGCCGCAGAGACACTGCTATTGACTGTAATGTCTTCAGTGGTCGGGTTCTATTACGGACAACGTCGCCGGCTTACGCAATACAGCCTCAAGTACAACAAACGCAAATGGACACACAACAGGCTTGACGTTGGCAACGTCTACAAGCTCTCAACCAAACTTGTTCCATACACAGACGACAACGGAAACGTGATTCTTGGTGGACTTAATGGATTTGGGGCAAAAGTAGCCGTAGGTGATCCGCCTTTCGTCCTCAGCTTTGACATGTACGACAAACTTAACTTCAATCCATTTCTGAGGGTATAAAAATGGCTGCACTATCAGGCATAACAGCGGTAAGACCAACGATAAGTACAACGCTTTCCGCTAATCAAATCTACGGCGAAACGATCGCAGCCGGCCAATCGATCTATCAAGATAGCACCACCGCAAAATGGTTATTGGCTGATTCAAATGCGTCCTCGACAACAGCCGCGGCAAAAGGCATTGCAGTCACGCCAGGCGTGCTCGATGGATATGGATTAGTTGCGACAGGCGGAAACATAATACTTGTTGGCACCACAGCCACGGTCGGCATGGTTTATCTGGTTGGCGCAACGCCTGGAAGCATCGTTCCTCATGGCGATCTAACGACTGGAGACTATGTTACCATTTTGGGTGTCGCATCCTCGACAACGCAACTTAATCTATCTCTCAGCGCCTCAGGGATTGTTAAGCCATAATGCCAGACGAATCGACATATGGATTCAGCAAAGCCGATGCCGCAGAGTTAATACAGGTTATCGGAGCCGAAAACAACGAGTATCGCGAGGGCAGAAACCGCCCTTCGCCATGTCTATACGCTAAAACAAAATCTGGCGGTATTTCAGTTGGCACACCAGCGGCTGTTTTGCTTTACGATGAGTCTGGAACAATTACTGCAAGGGAATTGATTGCAGAAACGCGAGTATCTGCGATCCCTGCCGATACGGAAGTTATTTTGATATCGGCCTATGGTCGCTGGCTTGCTTTGAAAGTGTGCTGATATGGGATCTATCGGATGCTGCTGCGGATGCTGTAGTGGTGCGTGCTCTCGCACTATCAATCGGGTCGAAGTGGAGTTAGTCGTTGGCTATTCACCAGTCGTTTTTACTAAGGTTATTGGAAGGCCAATAACCGAACGGTGTTTTGAATGGTTTGGGTTTGGAGATTGGTGCACTTGGTTTATTGGCGATCATGGCGGCGGCGCAGGCTATGTTA